GCTAAACTTTCCGCTACATCTCCAATTGCCACGGAATCAATCCCGGAAGCAATTGACCCATGTCCAATCGCCACACTGTCATTTGCCCCTTCTGCTCCTGCGCCAATTGCTATTCCATATTCTCCGGTGGAGCCTATACCACTTCCTATTGATATACTTCCGAGTTTTCCGGCCTCCGCTCCTCCGGCTATAAATCCCCCGTTTGTAACCTTATCTGCCTTTTGAGCTAAGTTGTCAGCAATGTTTTTTATTTCCTCAGAACTTTCCACAAGATTACTTATAGCATTTTTAACTACAAGCGGCGTTACATAGCTGCTGTTATCTGTGGTTTCTGAGGTTATGTTCTCTATTGTTTTGACCGGTATTTCTTTTCTTATAGTTTCGTCTGCCTCAATACGAGTGTTAACTTCATTAGCTATTTTCTGATTGACTTCATTTATAGCATTAACTAAGTTTTCTTTTTCGACAGTAGTCAAATTTTTCGGATCACCTATTTGGTTAATAACCTCAGTCCTTAATGCAGTTACATCAGATATTTTCGCCAGCCACACCCATTCCGTAAACTGCGGAGTATCACTTTCTAAGCCTGAAACATTTCTGCAGTATGTTGTCCACTCCCCATTAACATTTTGGTGAAGTATCTGCAACAAATTACTAAAAACCGGATATATCTCTATTGCAAACCAATATGTGCCGCTGCCCCCTAACGTACCATTAACAACACCTCCCCCATAATAAAAGCCCGGCGTTAATATTTCATCGGGCAATTTCTTTGTCTGCTTAAACAGAGACATATCTATTTTATTTATTTTTTCCTTAACTGTGCCGCTATCGTCGTAGTCTATATCCTCCGCCCTGTGTCTGTCTGCTGTGCCGTCTATATGGCTATTGTACCAACCCAGCAGATTTGACAGATTATCTCTTATAACCGTCCACCAGTGGCGCAATTTCGTTTGTCCGTTATAGTTTTCGTTTATACTATGCTTTGCCATTTTATCACCCTTTCTTTTTCGCAACAAAAAAACACCCTATTGGGTGTCTTGACAAATATTATTTGTGTGATATAATATAGCCAATGGAACAACTGTAGGGGTACGGTTATTCCGCTGCAATTTAGAGTTGAGGGAATACCGTCCGCCATGGGCGGTTATTTCTTTTTAATAACTATTATAGTGAGAAGTATTATGTACATGACTATAATTACTTCCGTCATAATATCAACTCCCCTCTATGGGAAGTCAGAATAACCGCCAATCGTCCATTGGCTTTTTTTATTATATCTTATTTACATATTTATGTCAATTTTTTACCTCCTTTCTTTTTTATATAGGTTTAATGTGTGATATATTTTATATAGAAACTTCTGTCTTTGTTGCGTTTACATATTTACTTTTTGCGGAGTAATGTAAGCGCTTTTTTTATTTTTATCTATTTCAATTATTGGCAATACAGGACTATCGCTCAAAAATGAGCGATAGTCCATATCTAATTTTTCAATCCACTAAAGTTTTATGTTAGTTGCTTATGTGTCTCTCTAAGTAATTGTGTCACATCTCTAACACAATCAGACAATATACGGTACAATGATGTATACCTTTTGTGCTCATGCACGATTGATGACATACAAGTTGGCTTTTCACAATCATATAATTCAAAATATTCTTCCCGGATTTCTTGTGCCAAATATTCAATATCTCCTAATTTTTCCGCTGCTAAGCCTATTACGTCTCGCATATTTATATCACTCATGTTTTAACCCTCCTGATTATATCAATCTTTCAAGCACTGGTATTACATCCTCGTAATACCTGAAAGTCGGCACTTCTTTGTTGCAGCCTTTCGCCTTGTCGTTGTACCAAGCTCCGTATTCATCAGTTTTCAAATTATTTCTATTAGCTAAAATGCCAACCTTGTTAGCCGTAATCCCTAATTTATCACCGATTTCTGTTGCTGTATATGTTCTTTTCTCTATTTTTGGAAGTGGCAAAAGATACTCACCTGTCAGTTCCAACGTTGCATGAGCCTGCAACACCTGTCTATATGTACCGTCATAATCTTGTGCAAGTCTTGTTAAAATTTGAGCCTTTCTTATACGAGCATTTTCTGTTCTTGTTTCTATCATCATGCGTTGATAATCTGTATACTTATGTTTTAATTTTGCCTGCTTAAAATATGTATTTACTAGTTGTCGTTGGACTTCCCACGCTAAATCATCTGTGAATGATTTTACCAACATTAAATACCCTGATTCGGTTACTACAATGCCGCCGTTTGGACTTTTCAAGCCAACTAGACGAATTTCGTCGGATTGAATTTTATAATAATCCTCGTTTTCAATAAAATGTTTTTTATTTACTCTGAAATTTCTTCCTGCCGTACCTTGCGGTCTATTATGTACTGTGTCTATATCCCTCAAAGTTACTACCCTTTTTCCTTGATATTCTTTTACCGATAATTGTTGATTATTAATCGTAATTGCATTTTGCATAAATTTAAATCCTCCTAAAATTACTATTGAAATTTCCAAGAGGATATGATATAATATAGATATCAATCCTCTTGGGATTTTTGCTTTATAACACATTCCGTACTTGTTCAGGGTGACGGCATGTGTTATTTTTTTTTGCTTATACTCTTACAGTATCTAAACAAAATGATTTACCGTCTTTTTCGTACAATTTGTACTGTGGATTTAAAATTAATTTCACATTATGCCTCCTCTTCAATAATAAAATCCGTAATCTGTTTTCCCAATGCTGCTGCTAATTTTCTGATAGTAGCCGCTTGCGGGTTTCTAATTTGTTGCTTTTCCAGTAAGCTTACTTGATTATATGATGTTTTTACTATCGAAACATGAAGAATATAAAAATATTACTAACAAAAAAGACACCCCGATATAGGGTGTCTTTTTATTATTCAGCTGTACTACTTCAACAGCGGCTCTATCTCGTCAACATATGTGTCGTAGGGGATATAGTACCACCCATTTGATAAAAGTTTCATTGTCCAACTCTTGCCACCTATAGTTAATGTTGTATTCTCGTCTTCAATTAAACCCTCTGTTTTTAATCCTTCGTTTTCGGCTAACTCAATAATATAGTCAACTAAAATATAATAGAAACCATCTTCACACGCAATTTTTATATCCCAATTCATCAACTCGTCTGGTGGTGTATATTTACTTTTCATAATATTATCTTCCTTTCTTTCTCCGATAAATGCTGTGTTACTTGTTTCGTCATACACTACAACTTCACCGAGTGCTTCGCTTACGGCGCGGAGCGGCAGATAGGTTGTGTCTTGATATAAAAAATTATCCGCACTTACATTTTCACCGTTAACCACAACATTAATATCATTTCTTAAAACGCTTATGTTATCCCATATTCCTGCCGCCCCAACACCTATTATTGATGCAATTACTACACCAGTAACTACTCCACAAATATATTTTTTCATTTTTTATTCCTCCTTATATAATATTAATATATACATTATATTATATAAGGAAACAATTTTCAAGCAATTTATTGTATATCTGTAATTATTCCTCCCGTTACTGTTACCGTTTTCCCATCAGCAGTAACATAACTACCGTTTGCTCCATGTACGAAATTCGCTCCACTCCCGTTCATGTGCAATATTGCATTGCCATTACAAAATAAGGTTGCTCCGCCTATAGGGTTGTAAATCTTAAAATACTCACTTCCGTTATAATACAACGCAAAATCAGCGTGTTTATTATCAGGATTGCTCACTAATCCATGTAACTGATTTTTATCGTTATAACTCTGTATTCCATTGCCGTCTATAACGGTTCTTGCTTCTCCGTCCTCGCCTGTCTTAAATATACCGCAAATTGTCAAATTCCCATTATCGTCCATATACGCCGTGCGTTTTCCTTGTTCATTATATAATGAAAATAGATAAGTATTTCCGTTTGTCCCTGCCTGGAATCTTAATACTTCGTTTTTGTCATACATAGTTATTAAATTGCCCTCTATTTTTAAGGTTCCGTCCTCGCTCAAAATTGATACTAAGTCAGTATATAATTCGCCTGTAAATACCTTGCCGACATGTACCTCGCCTTGCCCGAATACTCCTGTCCAGTTCCAGCCGTCTTCTTTTGTGCTGTCCGCTGTGCCTACTTTTACTTTGCCGTCTATTATTGCAACAGCGTACATTCCATTCGGGGAAATAAATAATGCTCCTGTATCATACTGCGCTATTTTTTGGTATTCTCCGTTATTTTCAACAGTTACGTCCTCATTTTTCTTCATAAATTCAAGAGCGCTTGTTTTTAACTCTTGTGCTGCTCCGTTCTTTCTTAGCCTTAAATACTGCGATGCGGCAAAAGACGTGTTCCATCCTTCCTGTATAGTTATAGACGGTCGTCCGGCTTGAAAATTATTCTTTTCCGGTGCTTTTGGGTATGTGTCTACCATTATCACCCTTTGTTTTGAGGTTATTCCGTTATCCCTGTCTACCACTGTCACCGTATCCCCTAAGAATATTTCCTGTTTCACCGACAAGTGTTTTCCTGTGACCGAATACTTCGGCACGTCCGCCCTGTCTATATTATCAGGCGAAAATTGATACTCTGCCGCGCTTCTCAGGTCGTCTGCGTCTGTTATTTCGTCAAAGTTGCAGAATGCTTCATATTCTCCAAAAATATCATAGTTAGGACTTTTTATATATTGTATCTCTCCCAGCGGCAAATCATCTTTTCCATATGGGTACAGTTTTGTTATAACACCATACGTTGTATATTCAATCTTTATATCCCTGGCGTTGTATTTCGGGTCTATCCTGACCCCTCTGTCTTTCCCCAATTTTCGCACAAGTGCAATCTTTCTGTTGTCAATATATATTTCGCTGTGTATTCTGTACTTGTTAAGTGTCTCCATAAGTATATTAAGACAGCCTACCGGCGTAGTTTTTGACTGCTCAAAAAAATCTATACTGTCAGTCACAGGTTCAAGCCCCAACGCTCTGATTTCCTGCTCCGTAAGCACTGTCACATACGGCGTCGTTGCAAAAATACCCTCCACGATTTTATTCGCAGGGGTATTTATCATATCGTCTATATGTTGTATATGTGTTCTGCAGGCGTCCTGCATTAATGTTGCAGCAGATATATGCTTCCCTTCAATTCGTTTTATTCTGAAGTATTTGCCGTCATAACCTACAATTCTTTCCGGCTCCACAATCGCCCACTTATCATCACCGTTCGGCAGGTCAAATTCAATGTCGTTTTCCCCGTTAATTGTCTGTCTGATATGTATTTCCTTCGCATTTTCTAAAAATCCCAAACGGTCCTTTCCGCTATAATCTTTTGTGTCTTTGTCATATACTGCTATAAATTTCATTAAAATTCTCCTCCGTATAAAAGTTTATGATTATACACAAACTTCAGCACGCCCTGACCTCCGGTGCATATAATCTTTATTGTATTTTCTCCTGGCTGTAGTTCAAAAAAATCTCCCTCACATATCTCGGGCATAATAGCTTTTTCGCAGTCAATAATTATATTAGTTTCAGATTCGGGAATTATCCGCACCATCACCCCATTGACTGTTACATCAAGCATTTTCACAGCAGAAGACAGAGACAACTCACATCTAGGCCTTACAGGTGCTGAGCCATAATAAATCATTGTATTTTCTGTTGTTCCTGCCTGAAAACTTATTTCGTTTTCGTCTCCCATTCCTATGGGTAAATCACAGTCCAAAATAATGTCGCTGTCCAGCGGTATCCCAGAACTGTTGTACCTCCAGTCGTTAAACGGCCGGCACCTAAATTGTACAGTAGCTTTGCTGTTTTTATAAAGCTCTATTTTCATATCATCTAGGTCAACAGGTTTTGCTATCCACTTTACTGTTGGCATATCATCAAATATAAGCTCTCCATAACCACCGCTTAGCCAATTTACCAGCTTAGAGGCTGAACGCTGCAAAGCGATATTATCAGGGCATATCATCTGAAATTCAAGTTCAAGAACTTTATCTTCATAATATAATCTGCCCCCTGTTTCCGATAAGTCAATATTTCCGTCTCTATACTGAACCTCCTCATCTATCTGCTTTACCGGAGGGGAAAACGGCCTTCCAACGGTCTTTACGATTACGCCAATATCATTACTGTGTTTACCCCTAAATGTTATTCCATGTCTCATTTTTAGCCTCCTACTGCTGTTGCCATATCGGTTAGATATTTTTTACTGTACAATATATTATCGGTCGTGTCATAAAAATTATTTGTATTTTCTTGATTAATTGTTACACTCGGTTTTATTTCCTTAATAGCAGCTTCTATTCTGCTCGCCATATTATCCATGTTGGAATTTATACTATATTCCAGCGGTTCAACAACAGAGGCAACTTTTAAATTTGCTTCTTTTGTCTGCTGTAATATGTTTGTCTTTTCGTCTTCAAGCGCCTTATATTCAGCTTCCATTTGCTTTATTATGGCGTTGTTTTCCTGCTCTATCTGATAACGCTGTTCGTCTCGCTCTATTTCTTTGAGCTTATCTAATGCTTCCTGATACTTTTGTTTTCCCTCTATCGTGACAGCATTCTTATATTTCTCAATATCTGACAGGGTTTCAGCCTTATCTTCTGCCCGGTCTTCCACTTCCCAGGATTCTTCTAATGCTGACAGCTTGTCGTCGAGCAAGTCCTTGACCTCGTCCATACGTTCCTTAGCCATATCCAGCATTTCGTCATATCTATCCTCTGTGGCTTTGTATAATTCAAGCCGCATTTCGTCAGCTTGACGGCGAGCATATTGCTGTTTAGTCGGGTCTAGGCTCTCATCTTGCGACCATTTTGTGTATTCATCAATTTTACGCTGGTAAAAATCTGTTGCACTGTCATCGTGCATAAAATCCCAGCCGTATACTCCGGCTTGCTTCTCATACCAGTCTGCGTCGTCTTCCCATTCGCTCAATTTGTCTCTGACCGCGTCATAACTTTTTCTGTCCAGCTCTGCTTCTATTTTAACCTTATAAGCGTATTCTTCATCGGTCAATTCTCCGAGCCCTGCAAAATATTCCTCTACTTCTTTTCTCTGCCTATTAACCGCCGCTATAGTGTCATCAGCTGACATATTGTTATACTCTTGTTCATTCTCCACCCAGTCATCAGAATAATCCAAATAACCGTCTAAAAACTGCTCTGTGTAATCAAGCCTGGTATCAAAATAATCTTCCCAGGTGATTAATCCGTCCTTTGCCGCCTGAACATTACGCTGATTAACCGTCTGCCAAACAGCGCCCATGCTTGTGCCCATTTCACCCCAATCGTTTAGCCTGGCGTGTAAATCAATATACGCCTTAGAAGCATTATTAGCATCGTCAATAAGCTGTTGACTGTACTTATGTAACTTGAGCGTTGCGTCTTTCCATTCCTGCGTGTCGGGCGCGAAATTTTCATCACGATATACGGCAAGGTTATTATAGTATTCTTCTTGAGATGTCCAGCCCATATCAAGCGCAAACTCCATTGATTCTAAGTTTTGGCTCCACAGCTCTTTTGTATAATTGACTATTTCTTCCTCTATTTCTTTTATAACCTCAGCGTCAGAAGCAAATTTCTGTTTCATTTGGTCGAGCCATTCAAGCTCTTCCCAGGCTGGTATAATGTTGTATGAGGTTTTGCGTATATGTTCCCTGTCAGACTTAGCGTTCTCCCAATCCTCGTTATTTTTACCGCTTGCATAACGAGGGATTCCTGCGCCTGACATTATTTGTTTTGTTTGCTTTGCCGTATAAATTTTGGCGTGCTCAGGCAAAGGCAGTACAACGTCCCTGCCCTCAAATATATACCCTCTGCCGCCGTATTCAACAAGCTCCCTAGGGTCTGACGTTCCCTTTTCATCATTTATCATCGCCATACCGCCTGGGAAATTTTTATCGCCTTTGGCTCTGGGTGCGCCCTGAATTTCAGCCTTATAAACAACTGTTCCGTGAAGTGTCGGGGCACTTGACGGAAAATTGCCTTTATAATTAGCAACACCAGGTGCATCAGGCACCGATGTCGGATATGTACCTAAGTTATAATTCGCTGTTCCGGGTACATCTGGAATAGATGTAGGATATGTCCCGAGTGTAAAATTTATAGTGCTGGATATAGATTCATTCTTAAACGGCTTGTCAAGCAATTCCACACCTGACATATCGCCTTTTTTCACATTAACAGTTGCAGTTCCGGTCTTCCCATCTATATCAGCAATTTTGTTGCCAACTTCGTCAAAAATTTCGTAGTTTCCGCCAGCAACTACTTCAACCCTTGCCGCGCGTCCGTCCAATTCCCCAACTGCACTGTTTATTTGCTCAACAGTCGGTGTCGCTCCGTCTGATACCTCTAATCTAACCTGTCCTGTTTTTCCGTCTATCTCAGCTATTTTATTACCAGCTTGATTCAATACGTCGTAGTTTCCGTTGGCATTAACCGAGACAGTTGCGGTCTTGCCGTCAATTTCAGAAATTTTATTTCCGGCTTTGTCCAAAACCTCATAATTTTCTGTTTTGGTATTAAGTTTTATATCAACATTCTTTTCGTTTATCTCTTGTAACTTACCGTCAATTTCTGTAATTGTTGATATATCACCTTCTGCGGTAATATGTATACGTTGATTATCAGAAAGTACGCCCATAGACCTAGCAAGTTCATTAGCTTGTTCTGTTACTACCTCTAAACCGCCGTTAGTTGCCGCCGCACTCGCTATATCTCTAAAACCATTCTTTATAAGTGCGGCTCCTACCGCTGTATCTTCTGCGCTTGCGTTGAATTTTTGGCTTGTATTTATATATTTATCAACAGTATTATTAATGTCTGCGCCATTCTCAATTAAAGCGGTTCCGGCACTAGCTAATGATTTAGATATATCATCTGCACCTGCCCCGGCTTTTGCGGCATTGCTGGCAAAGTCGCTGAAAAAGTTGCTTATACCATTATCACCGCTTTTTGCTACCTGGGCTATATTTTTAAATCCCTGCTGTGCAACAGTTAATTGCTCTGTTATGTCACTGGCAAATTTGTCAAATCCCATTTCTTGAGTATAGGATTTCACATCACCCAAAGCTGTTTTTATTCCGCTTAAAGCCTGAGAATATTCACCGTTCGCAAGCTGTTCAGGCACTAAAGCACTTGTTACATCTGCAACGCCCTTCACAGCTTCCTTGTATTGTTCCACCTCTGCACTGGATTTGTCAAAATCAGCAGATAAATTGTTGACCTCTGTCTGCGCGTCGCTCAATGCTGATTTTAAATATCCAATACCCTCATCAATATTAGCGTTGCCATAAGGGTCTGTCAAAGCATGAGCTTTTACTTTATCAGAGACCCCCTCAGCTTCATACATTGCATTTAATGTCTTTTCGTAACTTTCGGCTAATTCATTTTGTTTCTTTATATATTCATCTCTCGGCATACTTTTTTCTGCTGATTTTAGTTCATTTTGCTCTGTCCTATAATCGGACATGATGTCCTTAGACTTTGCGAGTGCCGATGAGTATTTGTCAACCGAATTTTGCGCTGTCTGTAATTGATTATCATAATCTTTCATGTTGCTGACAGCTTGACTAAAGTCGCTTTCATTAATCTGTTGCTGTAGGTCTCCGCGCTGACCTCTTAAATCGCTTGTAGCCCTATTACCTAACTTTTCTAGTGTTTTATTTAAATCACCATCATTTGCAGTTAATGTTATATTATATTCTTGCTCAACCTGGGCTTTTAGTTCTTCAAGTTTCTTTTTTGCTCTGTCTACCTCTTCCGTATCAGTAGAAGTTTTTATTGTAGTTTCAAGCTGCTGTGCTTCCGACTTCCACCCCTGTATCTTTGTATATGTATCTAAACTCTTTTTAGTAGCCTGAATTTGTTCGTCGGTAGCCTTTACAACGTCGAGTTGGGCGTCATGATATTCTTGATAAGCTTTTACACCAACTACAGCCGCCGCACCAACAGCCAAAATTCCACCAGCTGTCGCTAGGGCTACAGGTCCCATACTAGCTAATGTTGGTGCCGCAACTCCTAATTTCCCCAAAGTTTCAACAAAATTACCTACTCCCTTTGCAGTCCCGGCTATTACTTTTGCGCCTGCACCCATACCAATAAGCCCGGTGCCGATATTAATAAGTCCTTGCTTACTGTCATCATCCATATTAGCAATATCCTGAGCAAAATCTTTTATTCCGCCGGATACATTCTTGATTGTCGGTAAAAATGTTTCCCCAATACCGCGTGCGGCTTCAACCAAATTATTTTTAGTAACTTGTATTTGGCTTGCTGTTGTCTCTGCTTTGGCGTCAAACTCATTTTGGAGCGCTGTTCCATCTTCCCATGCAGTGTTTGCCCTTTGCAGTGCTGAAACCATCTTGTCATATCCGGTTGCAAGAGCTTTCATTGCGTCGCCTTCCCTAACGTCGTTTATGCCTACGTTTTGCAAATCGGATATTATATCCTCGGATTGTGACAGACCTTTTACAAAGGAATTAAATGCACTGCTTGGACTTTCTGCCCATGCCTGCTTAAATTCATCGGCTGACATACCTGATATTTTAGAAAAATTGTCTAAATCTTCGCCGCCTTGTGAAACCGCGTTTTGAAGTTTAGTCCACGTACGGGACACTGCGCTGCCTCCTGCTTCAGCATCAATTCCCAAAGACGACAACGCTGTTGAGTAACCTAATACGTCCTGCGCCGATATACCGACAACAGTTCCGGTTCTGCCAAGTCTAAGAGCCATGCTCGCAATATCTGCCTCTGTTGTCGCAGAATGGTTTCCCAAATCCACAATAGCACTGCCCAAGTTTCTTACTTCTCTCTGTTCAGTACCGGTTACATTCATAAATTTTGCAAGAATTGCCGCACCCTCTGCACCGTTCAAATTAGTAGCGGTATTCATTTGAGCCATAGTTTCAGTAAAATTAACTATTTCATCAGTAGCAATTCCCAATTGTCCGCCGGTTGCCGCAAGTTCTGTCAACTGTGCCGTCGTTTGCGGTATGGCGTTTCTGCCGTCTATTCCGGTCGTTGTCAAATCTATAATACCTTGTCTTACTTTCTCAAGCTGCGGCTCTGTTCCATCTACAGTCTTTTTTACATTTGCAAAATTATCTTCAAAATCTATCGCGAATTTAGCAGAAGCTACACCCCCGGCCGCAAGGGCAACACTTGCAAGCTGAATAGGCTTAGTTATTGCGTCAATGCTCTGTCCTGCTTTTTGCCAACTTTCCCCAACATCTTGTAGATTTAAAGCCTTTTCCATACCTACAATAGCTTTTTGATTCTGAGCCAGTGTCTTATATTGCTGACTTGCGTTAGCTACAGCCGATTTTGCAGAATTATACGCCGCGCTTTCTCTGTTTAATGCGCTTTCATTGCTCAGAATTGATTTTGATACTTCATCGTGCTGTTTCTGTAATCCTTTATATTCATTCTGTGTCCACTGGATTGCCTTAACATTATCCTTATACGCCTGACTATTTTTATTCAGTCCTGCATTGGCAGATTCTAAGGCCTGAATCTCAGCTTTTTTTGAAGTCATAAGACTGCCTATAGCCGATTTCTGACCGTTTAGCCCTTTTATATTTTCGTTCAGCTGTTTAGTATTTTGCTTATACGCTTTTTCCGTTTCAGCTAATATACTTCGCTTTTGCTTTAGGCTTTCGGCCGACTTTGCGACTATCTTATCATATCCGCCCATTTGCCGGGTCTGCTCTGCAATGCTTTTCACTCCTTTTTGTGACATTGCATTCATACCGGATAATTCTGACTGCACCTTTGATATAGTAGAACTTAATGACGACGCGTCGCCCGTAAATCTTACAGTTAATTCCCCTAAATTTCCGCTCATATAATCCCGCCTTTCTTTCCGCAACAAAAAAACACCCCTGAGGGTGCCAATCACAAAGCAAAAAACACTGTTTAAAATGCTTTTTGCTTTGTGCAGTCCTAAAACTGCACAATATATTTTTATAATCCATTCATCCAGCCGAGACTGGGAGGCAAATTTGTGACAGAGTTTTCCTCCTCGTCTTCGTTTAGAGATATTAACATTTCCATTAATTTAACCGGATTTTGTCTTGCAAGCTCGTCGGGCAGTATCCCTTTTGCTTTATACATTACGGCATATATATCATTAAGATTAAAAGTTTCGTCACTGTCCGACTTTACTGGTTTTTTATAAGTTCATTCACTTCGCTTATCGTGTTCAAATATATGTCAAGCAATTTCCGGCACAGCATATCTTTTTCCGCAATAGACATTGTGTCAATGTATTCCTTGTTGGCAGCCGTGCCTTTGAACATGCTTATTAGTACACCATAACACAGCTTGCAAGCGCCTGAATACCCTCTTAAATGCTTGTCCTGCATATCTGCGTAATCCTCAAAAGCAAACGGCCTTGATTGTACTTCTTTACCGTTAATCTTTATAGTCAATATATTTTCTATATCTTTTGCCATGGACTAAGCCCCCTGTTCCGGTGTTGTTGACGGATACCAGTTCGGGTCTTTAAACCAATTTTCTATAGCCTGTGCTTCCGTCACGCCCTCAGGCAGATTGTCCGTATCTATATAGTAATATCCTTTACCGTCAGAATCACGGAACACAGCTGAGAATGTGGCTTTGGCTGTCTGATGTTCGGGCGCGCCCTCAGAAGCTTTGGTTTTTCCTCCGATATTTGAGGCAAAACCATATTTGCCCTTATAGTATCTCACCAAACGTTTTACACCGTTGGCTTTTTCAATTATCCACGCCACCGCAAAATATTCAGCCTTTGCCGCTGTGTCTTTGTTGAACTCAACGCCGTTGTCTACAAGTTCCGCACCTCTCCACATTGCGTCAACCTCGGGTGGTATATCTGCGTTGGTGATTTCATGACCCATTTTTTCAACATATGAATCTACCTCATATGCTCCATTATCTGCGTCAAATGTTGAGGTAGAACCTGAATCTGTTGGAGCGATTTCAACCGTGCCTGGCAAGGTCACCGCCTCGCCGTATGTAGTCTTCCCTGTTGCCATATCATCAGCTGTTATAGGAAAAAAGGTATAATTTGATACACCAATTTTTGAATGTGGTTTATTTATTTCTTTTACTGCCATAATTAATGACCTCCTAAAATTAATTTATTGCTTTTTGTACTTCGTTGGTTAATATTTCAACCGCTTCATCTTTCCCGGCTTCAAAACCTGGTTCCATGTACGGATGGGGCCTTTGCCCCCTGGTCGTGTGCCATTGTCCTTTGCTGTCCTGGTACCTCCACGGCGTTTGTCGTCCTCCGGCGTAAATACCTGTACCCAGTTCAACATATATACCATAATCAGCCGTGGGTCCTATCTCAGATGTATATTTTCCGTCTCCGCCTATTGTTTCTTCTACAATGCTGTTTCTCAAGTGCCCTGTATCACCAACAGGACACTCGCCTTTGCACTGGGCTTGTATAGCTTTGCCGCCCTTTGCCACCCCGTTTTGTACAGCGCCGTCAAGCTTAGACGATATGTTTTCTAAATTACCCAATATATTATCAAGTCCGCCAATTTCAATATTGATTCCCATTGTCACCCCTCATTTTAAAAAAATACTTCTTTTTTATATCTCTGCGACAGATGATATAATTCATCAGGGCTTTGCCGGGGCACATCGTAATCGTATGTCCTTGTCCAGCCGTCCGACTGCATTATCTCATTGACCTTAACGCCTATATTGGATAACTGCACGGGTGAATTACTCCAAATATCCACTGCAAACTTGCTTACTTGTGACTGCTCGGCGTTATCGGTGTGAAAGCCCTCGTCCGTTGTCACTTTCCTAAAAGTGATAACAGGCACGGTGTTAAAATGAAACTCCGTGCCATATTTAATCGTTATTCCTGTGCCTTCAAGCAGTTTTTTCACTTGTGGAATTAAATCAATCAATAAAAACCACCCCCGTATATATCACTTGCACCATTCTCTCCCGTGTTAACGTTAACGCTCTCATCTTTTACGGCTGTTGGCAGCTTGTTTAAAAGAGCCATTGTGTAATCGTCCCAATGTTCGGCATACTTTACTGTATAGCTTAAATTTTCACCTTTCAAAGCGACCCTTGCGCCTTCTTCAAGAAATGTACAAGGCTCGCAGTAAATACGCTTTACAGTCTCAATTTCAAGTCCGTATTCTTCCTGTGCTAGACCTCCGCTGTATGGTTGAATATCTGCTGTTATTTCAGCTTTAAGTTCAGTGCCGCTGTATACCTCAATCGTTTTTTTCAGGTTCATCAAAATCACTCGGAACCCTCCCTTTACGATTAATAAACGGCTTTAATCTCTCGCGGTAATTATTGAGAAAATGACTGTCGTTCGCCGTACTGTCCTCATAGCTTTTGCTTACAGAGCCCTGTGTTTCCGACTTCACAACCTTGTCTGCTATTTCCTGCCCATAGCTTGCGCGCCTATATCGGTCGGCGGTCATAACCGGCAAAAGGCTTTCAAGCTCTTGCGGAAAATCTGTTATTCTGCAGTAGTTTAAAATCAGATTTATGTTATCCTCAATTAAAAAGGACAGCAGGTTATCCCTGCAGTCCCCCTCTATCCCTAGAAGCATTTTTGCGGTTTCTAGCGCGTTTGCTTTGTTTAACATTGGTTCTCACCTCCGCCTTCGGCTTATCGTCAGATACGGCTTTTCTTGCTTTCCTGTGTCTGCTTAATAACATTCCCATAGGATATTACTCCTTTGCGCTAATCTTGATGGCCTTGGCGTCGTCCGCGATGTGCGTTGTATAGTGCTTGTCGGCTGTGATAACCGTGGTTTTATTAACAATATCTCTGTCATTTTCAATCTCGGTATCGCGCTTTAGGTAAATCGCAAGCGCACCGGGCTTAACGATATAGTTCGTATAAGCGCCGTTCTCCGCCTTAATCTTGTTGGAAAGCACAACTTGACAGCCGTGTATCATGCCGACCGTGCCCTTAATTATAATATCCGCGCCGATGTCGGTCGCTTTAATCCAGTCCTCGGATTTTCTAAGCTCCGCCAGCTGTGCCGGAGCGATAAGCAGAACCTTTTCACCGTCTATGTCCTCTCCGAATTTAACGAGTGCGTCCGCTATAAAGTTTGAAGTCAGCGTTGCCGTGCCATCTCCGACTGTCATAGCGGATATGATATTATCAAGCACAGCAAGCACATCATTGTCAAGCTTGTTTGCTATTGACAACCCAAGCTGATTTACCGCCTCGCCCATAGGGTCGCCATAGCCGCTTAGAACGGACTCGTCCGTAAGCTCAACGCCCTTGCCTGCCTTTTTAACGCTTACCTTGGTGGTCGATGTCGCCATTTTCTCAATCGGAATAGCCTCGCCCTCGCCCACGTCCTCCGCGTCACCTATGTACGCATACTTTGGAAGCGTGACGGTATCGCCCGGCTTTCCCTGCAATGTTCTGTCAATGGTCGCAAGCGGGGCAAACTTCATAGCTGCCTCAAGCTTTGCCGATACCATAGGCGCCATAACCTCGGGATTTACCATGTTTTCAAGCTTCGTTGTTCCTGTTGCCATTATTGATTACCTCCTGTTAATTTTTCATAAGTTTCTTTGTCCTCGTTATACAGCTTGACGCGCTCTGCATAACTCATTTTGTTAAAAGCCTCTTGCGTTATTGCAGCGGCTTTGTCTGTCCCCGCCTTTGGGACAGTTCCTTTCAGCTTATCGACAACCGCAGCTTGCACCTCTTCGTTAAACGCCTTTTCAAACGCGTCTATATTCGCCTTTGTGGTTTCGGCGTTGTCCTGCGCCAAAAATGAAGCGAATTGAGGCGAAAGTCCTTTGTCCATAAGTGATTTACCCGTTTCAAATTCAAGCTTTTCACGCTCATATTTCGCGCGTTCTTTCTCAAATTTTTCCTGTTCCTTTTGCCGCTCGGCTTCTGCTCGTTCGTCCGCGTTCAGCTTGGCAAGACGTTCACTTTCGCTTATTGCTTCCGACAACCTTGTTTCAAGCTCTGCGTCCCACTTCTTGCGCGCCGCCTTTAACGCTTCATCAATTTTGGATTGAACGTCATCGGTGCCGCCCGCGTTGACAGCCGTCCCTGCGGCCGGCGCTGTAGGTCCGGTCGGCGTTGCCAGGTCTGCAACATTTTGTCCTGTTTGGGGTGTTACCATAGCGCCGCCTGTCTGTTTTGCATTTTCTGCCATTTAAAATCCTCCTTTCAATTTTGGGTATAAAAAAAGAGCGTCTCCGCTCATCATCTTTATTTATTTTAATTAATTTGTTGGGTCTCTTGACCTCATGTCATCACCTCATTTTTGGTATAATAAAAGCGCCCCAAAGGACGCTTTTAAGTTAAGCTACTCTCAAATAAGCTCAAATAAACTAAACATTGAGAGTTGTTTGATAATATATCTCATCATATAACCATTGAAGCTCACAACCCAAATCAGTCAAATAATCCTGATTGACCATACCATATACTATTATAGCTTCATCAGCCGCCGACTGAAATTCTCCTATATCATTACTGTTAATCTTTATATTAAATTTCTCATCATCAAATTCTAAGTTTCCGCCTTCATAACATTCTATAACATACTTTTTTATTAAGTCATATTGTTTTTTATTAAATTTATATAACATGCTAATTTCACCTTATTTCGCTATGTGGATTTGTTTGTATAAGATTTCCCGTTCTTTGGTTTATTGAAACCTCACATTTATCAGAAACATACTTGGTACTACATTTCTTTTTCCTTACCCTTCCATGTAGCAATGCCTCTTTTATATCCTTAATTTCAACGCCGTTTCTAGTTCTGCCTGTTATTGGGTCTTTATTGGTTCCAAACACTCGTTCAATAAAATGCTTGCTTTGTGATTTTATTTTAATTCCGTCAACTGTTGTAAGTCCTATCAATTCGTCGGATATTATCTGCTTATACTTTTTATAATCTTCAAACGATGTAAATGCTGAAATCATATTTGTGCTTCTCGACTTATAATAGTCTTTCAACGATTCCCATAACTTATTATCATTATACTTCAAATCCTGAAACAATGCAAACGTTTTCGGCACATTCTTCTTTCCCAACACTTCAACATACTTTGCATACTGCTTTTTATCACCTGACAGGTTTTTATACTGTCTCACGTGCAGGTCAAACGCTAACCTTTGCTCAGGATTAAGGCTCTCAATCCATTCATTGTAATTCATACCCTTTATTTTATATCCCTTGCCTGTCAGAGGGTCGCGCGCCCAGCGTCTTGCATAGTCTGTCGGCATTGTTGTTGTACATCTGCAATGCGGGTGCATAGGCGGATAATTTACACCACCTACCGCCTCACTGACTTTAAATATCTTATTATCAAGCGGCGAACAACTTTCGCACGTCCTCTCATCAAGCGTTGCAAGATATTTGTATTGTTCTATTCCTAATTCTTCATAAGCCCTCAATTCAGCCATGTTCATGAAATAACTGACCTGCGTATTAACCAGCCTTTGCGCGTTATACTTTGATGTTTCCATTATCTCAGCAAGCCGGGCAGCCATTTGCGTATATCCCGCATGGCTCATTAGCCCTTCTGTAATTATCTTCTGCGACTGTTCAGCGACCTTTGCCGTGTTATTCCACACTCTATCGCTAAATTGTTCGCCATGCCACTTACTCTCAAGCATTTCATTAACTGCACGTTCAGGGATAAGAGAAAAGTTTATTCCAACGTTACAGCCTTTTGCTACATCGTGTACGGTTCTGTAATAGCTTTCTTCTATTACCGTGTTGTATAAAGTCTTAGTTTTCTCTATCTCCGTTAGTGCCTTTTCTTTGAAATAAGCATATACATTAAGCTTAACCGCTTCTAAACGGCTAATTCTTGCCCCGTATGCCTGCGCGTGTATCTTGCGCATAAGTTCAAGCCGCTGTTTTGGGTCTTCCGTGTCTTTTAATATTTCAGACAGCCTGTCCGCTATTTTGCCCTGCGCCGCTTTGTTAATAAGGTGTTCTGCTTCCTCGGCTGTTATTTGTACGCCACTTTTGTATGTGTTAAATATCTTTTTTATCTCTTTGTCGATATCTTTTATGATACTGTCATACATACGCCTAAGCTCTTGTATTGTGTATGCTCCGCGGTTATGTGCATCAAGCTCGCGCATTAGCGCAACTCTCAGCCAATAATCAGCGCTTCTCATCAGTTAAATCTTCAAGCGCTGTATAATCCGCGCCCGTGCTCTTTCTGTAAAGTTCCTCGCGCTTTATCTCGCGCTCTACGCGGCTTTCCTCCTGCTTTTCCACAAGCTCCATTTCTTCCGCTGAATCGGACACAAAATCAAGCTGCTCAAGCAGTGTTTCATCAGATACAAGACCGCGCAGATAATTAATCGTCTGTGCCAGCTCCAAATTATTCTCAGGAAGATTTCGATTGAAGACAAAGTCAACATCTCCCGAACTTACTACACTCATACGGCTTAGTAAAGATAAATAGTGGACATATAGGTCAAATCTTTCTTTAAGTCCAAGAACTAAAAACCGTTCCTTATTCTTAACATGCTGTTCAAACCCCAAAAGCTTGTATCTTATAGCAACGCCGGAAAGGTTATTGCCGAAATTCACGTCTGTGAGGTCGGGCGTTAATGAAAATTTATGTAAATCGTCCTTGATGTTATTCCTCAGTATCTCTACATCAGTCTCGTTTAGAACCTTTTGTAAATATTTTGCTTCCGCGTCCGGCGTGAAAGACATCATTATTTTTTCAGTCAATAATTCTTTGGCTTTTTCGCTGTCAACCTCTACGTTTTTAAGGAACAATATAGCGTCTACAAACTGCTCCTTATCATTAACGCGGTCACTCATCAACGTGTTGTATGCGTCTATAAGACCGATAAGCTGTTCAAAATCGCCCTGCTTGTCTTCATTGTTGATATACTCAATCATCGGCACCCTGCCAAATGAATGCGCCGTCCTCTCTATTTCTTCATAAACGCTCCCTCCCCCTGTGCTTCGGTATTTTATAACCTCGTTTTCTGTATAAACATTAGCGACTTTACCCACTTCCAGACCGTCTATATCTGTTATCGTGTAGTAATGCACACCGAACAGTTTTCTTTGCTCTACAGTATCATCATAAACAATAAACGCCTGCCGCGGTTCAAGCACAGCAGACTTCGGTTTGGAATCTTCGTTCGCATAAACCAACTCATATGAATGTCCGTAAATAGACATATCCCGTACAATCCGGCTGTCTGTATTTTGTATCTCGCTTTCAAAATATGCGTTCTTTAACGGTTCGATATCAATACCGTCTGCCGCACTGTACGCAATAGGCGCGCCGAGCAAATAACCTTGTGTCATATCAACTATGTACTTCGCATGGTTACATACCGTTTTGTTGTTCGGCAAGCCTTTGCCTTTAGGTCTTCGATAAAGCACATCATGTTTTCCCAAATAATAATCTTTAAGCTTGATAAGCCGTGCCGTATCTTCAGCACGTTTATTAATCAGCTTTCCCAATATTCTTCCGTCAACCTCTTTTACCGTCTCAGCGTCAACTATCATATACCCAGCTCCTTCCTGCTTCTTATCTCAATACCTCTGTTACTCATATCATCTTCCAGCGCATACCTAACCGCGTCAATTGTGTGGTTATCCTTGTCAGGGTAAGAAGCTTTAAACTCACCTCTGCTGTCACGTTCAAGCTCGTAGTTATAAAACTCGTTGGCAGCATGCGGACACCGCACAGGGTCGATAATTATTACTTCAAGCGACTGCAGGAACTTAATACCATACTCAATACTATCGGGCCCTTTCTTTGCTCCGCGTACTTTAAGGCCATATCCTCTTAACTCCGCTATGCTTTTAGGTTCCGCGCTGTCGCAGACAATGTAACCGTCATACACCTCGCACCCTTGGATCAACTCCGCCGCCGCACGATTTGACAAGCCGACTTTGTATATTTCATCCATGAGGTACAGCCGCTTCCGTGTCTTGTCATAGTGGCAGACGAGATACGCAAACGGGTCAACCGCATACCCAAAGTCAATTCCCCGCCTGATCCGGTCAAAAACCGCAATCTCTTCTTCGCTTATCTCGCGAACATCAAGGTTTGTAAACACCTCGCCGCCCGTTCCGGTAACCTCTCCCAAATACTCGTGGTTATAATTACTCGGTTTCGTCTTCTTTAAATGCTCCGCCTCCAAAATAAACTGTTCGCCGAGCCACTGAGGAGGAACGCTTAAATATGTGCTGTGGTGTATCACTCTGTCGCTTCGCGTTGTCAATACCTCTTCATTTACCCAATTCCGTTGACTTTGCGGAGGGTTGTAAGAGTAAAATACATTATACATTTCACCTCCGCGCATAAGTGACTGATTAATCGTACGTATCTCTTCCATGCCTCCAAATTCGTCCACTTCCTCATACCAAATATAACGAATATATC